CTCCTCGATCGATTAGAAATTTTACTTCCGGGCCTTGACGTCCTTTATCCACCATGGCTACGTGGTTGATCCGGATTCTGCGCTGGACTCTGTCGTATGGCTGACCCTGCCATTCGCCGGGAGCTTCCTCGACAAATGTGGTCCTGCCAATTGAAAGCTGGCGCTTCTCTCCGGACACGCACGCGCTGATGCAGTTCGCGTCCCAGATTGTCATCTTCGCGGCGAGCTTCCCGTCCTCGATGGCAGGTGAGAACACCGCGCCCCTCGTATGGACTGAAGCGTCTCCGCTCGTTAACATGATTGGCAGTCCGTTTTCAGTAGGGTGATCGTCAGTTAACGGCACGCCTTCTGCAGACTGGATTGTCTCGACCGAGAAAAGTTCTTCAGGGGGGACAAGCTCCATGATGATCTTCCCGTTTTCAAAATACGGATAGACCCCGGGCTTTGCGATGACGCCTCTTAACTTGAGGTATCCCTCGCCAGTCTCCTCGATCGAACATTCTCCCAGGGAGTAGTCAAATCTTGCGGATTCCAATACACCTTGAGAGAACTCAGATGTGTGGAGTGATTGCAATTATGTTATTTTAGAGGGGTTCTTGTGGTTCCCGATGTTCCCGACGATTGCAGTTTTTTTTGTTCGAAGTAGGTGTTGTGCATGTAGAGCATCACACTTTCGCGGGGGATTCGAAGCCATCGGCCGTCTTGATGGAAAGAAATCTTTCCGGCCCTGCATAGCTTGAGAACGTTGCGGCCGGACATTGAAAGCATTCGCGCAGTCTCGCGCACTGTCAAAAGCTCAACGCCCAATTTTACAGCCTCACCCACTTGACGCCGGCAGAATCGCACCAGCCTTGATTGCTCGCGTTCTCAAGGCCCCATGACCCCGGGTGCTCTTTGAGATAGTCCATTGTGATTTTCGTGTAGAGTTCGTTCACACCTTTTGCAATACCGCTCGACCCGTCATCGATCCCGAGCGTGTGGATGGCTTTGAACTTGCTGTATTTGCAGAGGAAGAGGAAAGCGAAAGACGTGCTGTTGGACGTTGGGAATATCTCTCCCGGAGCCGTGCCTCCATACTCAAGATCCCCGCTGTAACTCACGATCAATGAGCGAGGCGGAACGAATGACTGCAGGTGTGGATACATAGCCTGCAGCGCCTCGGGGTGGCGAATGAGGCAGTATCTGTATTCTGTAGGGAATCCTTTTGAAACGTCTCTGTAATTGCCTTCCTGATGGACGTCCTGAAAATGCAGAACGTCAGCCCAGCCCGTCAGGTCTAGAGAGTAATAGATGCACCAGATGTTGAACTGGTCGCGAAGCTCAGGGCGGAACCGCTCCAGACTCTCCCCGGTGCCGCAGATCAGCCACGGCTTTTCATTGAACCACGGCTCCGAGACGATGGACTCGATCGATCGAGCCTCGCGCCGGTTCCACTCATCCCACATCTCACGCGCTACGCTCACAGATCTCCTCCAGAATTTCCTTTCTCTTCTCGTTGACTTTCGAAAGCATGTAGTGCTCTGAGATGTGCTCGAATGAGGCTTTCAGGGCATTGACCCTGTCTCGATCGCTCATCTCAAGCATAGACGCGAGGGCGGTTTCATAGACCTCGGACTCTTCCGGATAGAACATCGGCGGGGCCAGCCCTTCCTCGGTCTCGGCTTCGTAAAGAATTGCCCCCGGCTGGTTCCATTCAGGGAGATCTGGACAGAGACAGACCGCACCGGCGTATGTCGCCTCAATCCATGCGATGTTCGACTTGGCCCGGTTGAATGGGTTGTCGAGCAGCGGGACCTGCCAGAATCGTGGCGAGAAATCTTTGAGCGCCTTCCAATAGTGCGTTGTCGGCATCTCCGCAAGGAAGCGGCTTTTCTCCGGATGGAGCCTCTCCTCTGCGAACCACATATCATTCCCGATGAACGCCCAGCCCGCTTTGGATTCAGCCTGCACCTTGGCCATGGATAACAGGTAGCGCCGCACGTCGTTCCGATGAGTTGCGGACCCTCTCCAGACTACGAGGTCCTTTGCTCCTGGCTCGAATTTCCATTTCCAGTGGTAGTCATTGAATGCATTGGGGATGATTCGAATGTTGTCGTTGAACTGAGACAGCTGATCCTTGAGGTGCTGGGTCGTGACGGTTACGACATTGGCCAGAGCGAGGCAGGCCGCGTGGCGCTCTTGCACATCCTTCCGCCCGAATGTAACCCGCGCGGGGTTGTATGCAGGGACCGTGAAGAAATCATCATCCACATCCACCCAGACAGGCACTCCGAAATCCCGGGCCATCTGGATAATTTCCAGATCTGACGGGGAGATGGGCCGCTCTGCGAACACAAGATCAACCTGAGAGAGAACGGTCCAGCCGACCTCTGGCTCAAGACGCAACCTGACGCCGGGGATTTTGCTCAGGACTCCGACGCCGCGATAGTATTCGCAGGCACTACCCGGGGCACGGGTCAGGACGAGAATGTTCATACAATCGCCTCAAGCCCCTGTCTCATTCTCGCTTTGTTCATATCGCTGAGATCCTCCTCTCTCTGGTCTCTTGATAACTGGTCCTGCTCGCCGAGTGCAGGGTATGCCGTGCACCTGCACCGATAATCGCTGCCCGGGAGCTTGGCGCCGGGCTTAACTAGACCCGGAGGGGTCTGCGCCCATGTGAAGAACTTCCCGTGAAGATGAGCGTGCTCATCCCTCACCCGTGCATCCAATGAGGTCATCCAAATGTAACCCGGGAATCCTGCGTCTTGCTGGCGCTTGGCCGAGACTTCCGCGAACGTATCCCCGACGAGATCCTGAGCATAGAACTCTGCCCGGTTCGCGATGGTGTCCGAGTATTTGGACAGGTCCGTCTCGAGCGATTGAACGCGGCCCGTGGTGACTGACTCTTGAACGAGCCGGGCAATTTCGTCGAAGTATTCCGCCTGAAGGCCAGAGATCATTTCGACCGACTTCCGGGCGAACGCCTGAACGGCCGCATCTGTTGCAAGTGTGCCACGGGTTGAGACCGCTATCCCCGGGCGCGTGCCCTTTCCAAGTGGGCGGGCCAGCTTCTTGTCCACATAGCTCACCATGAGAGAGCCGAAGTTCTCGGCCTCCTGTTGCTTGAGATTCAGGGTGATAAGGTCGCGCATCTTCTGCAGGAACTCCCAGAGAGATTCATCCACTCGAAGCTCCGTGGGGACCTTGCGCATGATTGACTGCACCGTGCGGGCAGATACTTTCTCGATGATGGTCCGGAACTTGCCGGCCAGCTCATGCTCGAGATGCACCGGGAAAAAATCACGCGGAGGCGGTAAGCGTCTCATCTACCCCCATTTACCGGGGGAGATGGAGGAGACCCCGGAACCGAGATTGGAGCGGGATTAGTGGGAGCAGATGAGACCGGTGGGAATGATGGGAGAGACTTGAGGCGCTCGTCAAGATCGCGGGCCTCGGTGGGCGACATTTTCGCGGAGTCGATCGCCAGCGCATCGCGCTCTTCAGTCATTTTATCGACTTCGGCTTTTGTCTTCGGGTCGAGCTTCCAGAGCGGGTTGAACTCGATTTTGTATTCAAGGCCGGGCATGTTCAGGCCCTGCGTCTCGGACACGATCAGATCGATGATCTTCACGAGGAGCGGGCGGACGTCGTTCTCCTGATAGCGTGCAACGTCTGCATAATAGTTCAGGTTGTCCGCTTCCTGCGCGGTCATTACCCCGTGAGCCTTCCCCATGGCGACGGAGCGGGGCACCTGCCCGGCCGCACAAAGCATCTCGATGATGTAATCAAGGATGTCCTTGAGCCCGCCAACTGACGCGATGTTGCGCTCATATTTCTCTTTGGTTCCGAGGATCATCCGGCTGGACGAGTTCGTGAAGGTTTTTAGACGAGTGAGGAACTCGGCCTGCTTGGCCGGAGACATCGAAGCGGCGACGTCAGAGGTGAAAGCGGCAATCGAGAGTTCCTTGAGGATCTGGGTGACGGACCAGAGAGAGGCGTCCTGCGCAATGACAGAATCGAGAATAACTTCGAGCAGTGACACACCGCGCTGCTCTTTGATGTCCCAGGAGTCGACGACCCAGTGCATCCGGGATCTGTGGACCTCGCTCGAGGCAACGGAGAATTTAGGCTTTGCGTAGTCCGCCCGGGTGGGGTCTGACGTGTTCGTGTAGTTGATCGACACCTCCGCCCCGTCCTCGATGAGGTTCAGGTAGTCGAGGCGCTTGATCGGCGACGGGAGAGGAGTGGACAGGTCTGTCTGAGGCTGATCTGCAAGCACGCCAAAAAACAGGTAGGAACCGCGATCGCAAAGCCGGCTCGCCCGGATCAGCCCCTCGATTTTCTTGCGGACGTCCAGCTCCTGCAAACGGAGGTTGATGCGCTTCTCGATCTCCGGGTCCACGTCTGTGATCTTGAACCACTCGCGCACAGAGTCGCGGGCAACGGAGTTGATGATATTCCGGACGAGGCCTACAGCTTGATAGGTGTGGAGAGCTTCCCGGTATGAGATGGAGCGGACTGCGGCCGTCTGCTTGCTAGTGTAATCAGATGCGCCGCCCCTGCCAGTGGAAACGTCCTGCAGACCGTCAAAGCGATTTTCTGTTGAAGTCGGGGCCGGTTGCTCGGGTTTTTGCCAGGGGAGACGCACTTGGAAAGAGGAGTGCATTATGTAGCATTGCCTGTCAAGTCAAAACTTGGTGGCCAAGTTATGAAGGCAAAAAAAGACCCGCCGGAGCGGGTCGAAGTTTCGGAGTTCATGAAGAATCAAAAATCAGCCCGCTCTGGCCATAGCCTTGCGGATTGCCCGTTGACGTTCAAGGTAGATCGTAGACCCACGGGAATTGTCAAGCTCTAAAAGTCTTGCGCTTAACTGATTCTGCAGTCTTTCAACTGCGGCGAGCTGCGCCCGCACCTGCTGAATCTCTGCCTCTTTCAGATCGTCCAGCTTGGCTGTCTCCAGCTTTTCCAGCTCCCGTTCTGCGATTGAGTGCGCGTCCAGTCCATGCGCCCGGGGAGCGAACCCATCCCGGAAGTCATGGTCTAGAGAATACTCAACCTTACGGATCGCTTTCTCTGACTGCGTAGGCCTGCGGCTTTCCACTGCAGCAAGGTTCAATGCCTTGAGGAACTCCTGTAGAGGGGCGCGGAAGAACCGGCCCGTCAAAATGCGTGTTGTGTCCATCTCTAATCTCCAATACCATATACACTATGCAATCATCGTGCCAGGCCTGGGGTGCCTTAGAATGCCGTATAACGTCACTTTATTGGGTAGCGACTGACACGCTTACAAAATTGCATCAATATCGCATAACGTATGCTATAAACACGCAGGGAACAGGTGTTTCTGTGCAGAAAACCGCACTGCCAAAACGTGTAAAAACCTGCCTTTTTGTCATGCCGAAAAGCGGGCCATTAGATCAGACTCGGAGCCCATCGGCAGGATCTCGCGCAACAGGGACGCGGCCGAGTCCGGTGCGTCGTCTGGCTCTTGACCTTCCGCATATCCAGTGATCTGCCCGATATACTCCGGCATCGACCCGGGGTCATACCGCAGATTGTTCCAGTTGCCGCCCAGATAGCTCACGATTTTTGCGTGCTTGTTCATGTGTTCGGTGCGTTCTGTAGTCGCCGGCCATCGCTTCCGCATCTGCTCTGCAGCGAGCCCCTTGTCACCTGTCGAATCCATGAACAGAGTCCCGCACTGGTGCCCCGCGAGAATGATTGCAATCGTGTCATAGAGATCGGTTATGTTCTGCCGCCATGCCCAGCCCTTTAGATAAATCAGATCGTCTTTCTGTGTGCCAATTGTGAGGGCCGTGTAGTTCGTCCCTGAATAGCCCGGGTCACACCACGCCTGCACCATGCGCCTTTTGTCGTAAGCAGGGAACTCTCCATACTGCAGGCCGCCGAACATCGACCCCGCTGAGATCGGGGTCTGCTGATACAGTGCGTTCCAGATCATCGGGATCATCTTCCCGCGTCTCCGGCCCAGCTCCTCGGCCGAGTATCGCTCAGGCCACAACGATTCACCGACGTCATTGATCGCAGGCATTCGGATGACAGTCCACGCGCCTCCTTCCTCAATGATTCCCTCGCGCTCTATAAGCATCCCCGGGAGATCTCCCTTCGCCCATCGAGTAGCGGTCACAACAACCGCCCCGTCAGGGTGCAGGCGGGTCTCGAGTGTCGAGTCATACCAGTTAATGTTGCGG